AGCCGAACGACTCGTACCTAAATCAGGTTATGATAGAAACAATTTATATGTTGTGCCTACATACGGTGAATTTGAAACTAATACTGAATTGTCAGGTAAATACAATCAACCTGCACCACCAATCAACGTGGTTGTACCTAACTTAGTTCCACCTGTTGCTACGGTTGAACTAATTCAATCTTCATTGTATACAACTGCTAGTCCTGTACTACGTATCCCTGCATCGTTTGTTCAAACTATTTTTAGTATGACAGTTGATGGTGGTGCAGTTGAACCAAATGCAACACTATCGTTACAGTCATTAACAGTTGCACCAACATTAACTGACGGTGGTTCAGGTCCTGTGTCTGGCTATACTGTATTAAATGTTGATAGTATTGGTTATAATATCACAGGGCCATATGGTACTGCTGATAATACATACGCTACCGCTGACCAGAATCCAGATGCGCCCGGCTTTACAGGCACAGAGCCATATGGTCCTAACACAATGGACTATCGTGCTGACTGTGATCCTAGATTCCAATTCATTGCACGTAGTAGCCCACGTAGCTTTGGTTATACAACAGGTTACTTATCGGGAACAGGAGAAGCACCAAATGGATTCCCTACTGGTGCAGGTATTGCGTTCCCCCAGAATCCAAAGGTAGGAGATTACTTCTTGCGTATAGATTATCTACCTCAACTATTATATCGTTGGGACGGACGACTATGGGTAAGAATATCACAGAACGTAAGAACACAAACTGGTATGACTGATGGAGATTTGTCACAACAGTCTAGCTTCATAAATAATAGCAACGTAACAGTATTGACTGATGGGGCAACTACTACACAGAAACAAGGTCTATCTACAATACTTACTATTGCACCAGATCCAATACCCCCAACACCTTAAAGAATATAAATGGCACAATTTTTCTATGACAATCAGATACGCAGATTTTTAATACAATTTGCAAAAATTTTCAGTTCTTGGCAAGTGACTAAAGGTAAGGATCCTGCAGGTAATGAAATACTTGTTCGTGTACCTATTATGTACGGAGATAGTAGTCGTCAAGCAAGTACTATCATAGCTAACAATAGTGCTAGTAATTTACCAAGTGCACCACTAATTACATATTATATTAGCGGGTTAGAATATGACCAACGTAGAACCCAAGACCCTACATTTATTGATAAGATGCAGGTTCGCCAACGTAGTTATAATAGTGAAACACAACAGTATGAAACTGTACAAGGACAAGCGTTTACAATTGAACGATTGATGCCAGTACCCTACACATTACGTATCAATGTTGATTTTTGGACTACGAACTATCAACAAAAATTAGAATTGATTGAACAGTTAGGTACATTGTTTAACCCCTCATTAGAAATACAAAGTACTGATAATTTTATTGACTGGACAAGTTTAAGTGTAGTATATCAAGATGGCATAACATTTACTAGTCGTAGCATTCCTCAAGGTACAGGTAATCCTATTGACGTACTAAGTTGGAAATTCTATATGCCTATATGGTTGAGCAATGCCGCTAAACTTAAAAAGATGGGCGTTATCGAAAAAGTTATTGCAAGTATCTTTAAAGGTCAAGCATTAGAAGATATACAAGACGATGATTTATTGTTAGGTACTCGTCAAAAGATTACACCATATGGATATAAATTATTATTGATAGGTAATAGACTTCAACTACTACCAGCTGATGAAGCATTTTATCCAAGTAATGAAACATTAGAATATCCTCCACCACCTGACACAAGTTTATATTGGTCTAGTTTATTAAACGTGTATGGGACACTACGACCCGGTATCAGTCAGATATGGTTACAGAATCCATTTATGGATACGGAGATTGTAGGTACCATTGTACCTGATCCAACTGATGATAGATTATTAATATACGATATTGATACTGACACCCTGCCACAAAACACATTGGATCCTGTAGTCAGCGTGATTAATCCACTAGTCACAGGACCAAACGCAGGACTGCCAGGACCAATTAACGGTCGTAGATATCTTATTGTAGAAGATATCGGAAGTCCCGGCAATACTACCATTGCTTGGGGAGCATTGATAGCAAATGCAAATGATATTGTTGAATTTGACGCAACGTCAGGTGAATGGTTTGTATCATTTGATAGTCAATCTGCTACCACAGTAGAATACGTAACCAATCTTACTACTGATTTGCAGTATAGATTTGATTATGTCAACAACGTTTGGATGAAATCATATGAAGGTTGGTACGCCCAAGGGGATTATTCTATTGTCATCTAAACTGTGATAAATCATAGTATGAATAATATTTCTGCAGGTGTCTTTTTCTATGCTGAGAATACAAAACGTTTCCTATACCTATTAAGAAATGATAATAAGAATCCAGGCAACTGGGGCATACCCGGTGGTAAAATAGAAACTGATGAAACATTACTTGAGGGTTTACAGCGAGAATGTATAGAAGAAATAAATCACTTCCCAGAACACGCTAAACTTGTTCCTATTCAAAAGTTTGTCAATAATACATTTACCTATCATACATTCTTTTGTAAAGTATCAGATGAATTTACTCCTGTATTAAATGATGAACATTGTGGGTATGCTTGGGTAGGCAATAAACAATATCCCAAACCATTACATCCGGGATTGTTTAATACAGTTAACTTTGATGTTGTTCAGAAGAAACTAAACGCACTTACAAAAAAAGAGACCTAAGTCTCTTTTTTTATTTTAGCAATTTTGCTATCGTATCGAATCCCAATGATCCTATTACAACACCTGCTCCCATCATCATCCATCGCCACTTTTCTAATGCGGAGATTTTTTCTGACATTGCTTGATGTGCATTTGAACTAGCATCCTTCATACCCTTTAACATCACTCTAGTATCATCGTTGTTTTTAACCATCTCAACGTGTATATCTCTGATATCCGTTTTTATTTCACGGATATCATCGGTAATGTTTTGAACCTCTACCTGAAGAACTGCTATATCGGTTTCAGTTTTTGGCATTTTGATTGTCCTACTAGTTGCCATAATTATTAAGCACTAGCAATAACTACGATTGGGTTAGGCTGACCATCATATGTATTAGCGGCGTATGCTGTGTTGAATGTAGCGATAACATCAGGGTTAACATTATTTTCAACAGCAGTACCTGTACCAGTACCTGCGGCCGTAGCAAGGAATGTGACACCTGTCATGTTAGATGCCGCACCACATACTGACCAATCCGTTGTACCACTAGAGTAAATTGTATACAATGTACCTACACTTAGTGAAGCGGCATCAACTTGCGTTGGGAACACTTCAGTATTGTAATCATTAACACTTGAAACATATGCTGTACCAGAGGCTGCATCAGTAGACAAGATGTTCATTGTATTTGGTGTCAATGCTGTGTTAGCAACATTAGCTGTGTAGCATTGTGCAATTAAACCAGTTGTGCCACCTTGTACTAGATACTTTGTCTTACCTTTTTGACGTACAATGAAACCAGCTTCGTCATCAGCATAGATAAAGGCTGCGCCTGTTGAGGCAACTGCGGCGTTTGCAACTAATTCAACTACATCTTGTTGAGCGTCAGGAGTACCAGTAGCATTTGACAAATCAACTTCTGCACCAGCCAATGTTGTGGAAACCGTAAATGCAGCCGCGTTTGCAATTGCTTTAACGAAATAAATTTGACCAGATACTAAACCACCTAAGTTAGCAGTAAATCTTACCGTACCGTTAGCTAATAACGTTTGAGCATTACCTGAAGTACCAATGATGTTACCTGTATTTTGTGTGTTAGCAACAGCAACGGTTGTTAAGCCTGGAACTGTGTTTGCAAAACCTAGCGTAGTATAATCAGTTGTTGTACCATTAACGTTTGCGCTTGCTACTTGAATCACAGAACCAACACTTAATGTATTGGCTAAATCAGTACCAATACCAGTTACATATGCAGTATCTGTAGCAGAATACAATGTACCAGTGCCATTAATACCAATAGCAACACGTGGTAGAACCTGTGAACCAACGATTGCTGTGTTACCACCAACTACACCATATGTGTTAGCGTTTGTTGCTGGAAAACCTGCACCACCGAATGGGTTGTTGAAATATGCATCAACTACACCAACTGACATACTAACTGATTCACCTGTAGTGTCAGTCAATGTTGCCATTACACGTGGTTGAACACTTAATTCTGTAGCTGAAACGCTGAATGTAGTATTAGATAAAATTGTATCAACATAATATGTTGTATTAGCTGTTAGACCACCAACTGTAGTAGCTACTACGAATGGCATACCTGAAGCTACACCAGTTGTAGGAGAAGTTGTTAGGTTTCCACCTGATATTGTAACGATACTGCCTGTTTCCGCTGTATCAGTAATTGTTAAGACTGCTTGAGCCTTTGCGATTTTTAGAGGACGTCCCATTTGTTTTTCCTTTGATAAAATTAGTGAGTTCTAGTCACTACGCAGTGGGTTACTGCATAAACTCTCAGAATGAGAGTGTATGATGTATTTATCAAAAAAGGGTAAAATTAACCGGTAAAACTGCCAGTTGGACTATTGAAGCCGGTTGTTCCTGTGTTAGTATCTGGCATACCCAATTCAGTTATAGTAAACAGTGAATTAGCACCTGCAGTTGTCAAATAAGAAACAATGTTTCCTTGTCCAACTATGATACTGTTATTAACTGTGTTAGGGGGAATCAATTCACTATTTGCAGTAGCTACTGTATAAGGAACTCCGTAAGGATTGTATCTTGCAGTTGTGTTAGCAATAGCAACTGCGGAATTTGCAGTCAATGTTAAACTTGTATTGTTTGCAATAGCTTTAACTATGCCTACATTTGCACCTGTAGTATTACCAATCCAACTACCAACAGCTAATTCAGTACTGAATGATGTACCGTCTCCGGTAACAGTTGCACTATTAGTAGCACAAGTTACATTACCGGTTAGTGCAACGTTTGGAAAACTAGTGGCAAACTGAATGCCTACATTAGATGTAGCTATTCTAATTTTTTCCGTTGCAATATTTGCGGAAGCTGCCGCTGTTGCGCTGTTTGCTGTATATGCGTATGATGCCATTTTTTATTCCTATATCTTATTTATTCTTATAGTCTGCCTACGGCGACCTCTATTATACCTTCACCGGCAAAGTTTGCTAATGATTTACCAATAACCGTTCCCATACCAGGATTATTTGCTGGTCTAGCATATCCATCACCACCTGACACCAACATATCACCTTTGTTAATTGTCCCGCGAACTTTGGTTGGTACACGACCTTGTAGAGCTAACGCTACTATATGTTCACCTTGACATTTCATATTCATAACATATGCTGGATCAGTAGATACTACTCCGGCTACTTTATTTGTGCCATCTTGTGCAAGTGTAACTTCTTTATCACCACCAAAAGCTAAAACAGTTCCTGGTTCATATACGGCATCTGCTTCATAATATTCTGCTAAGTCAGCGTATGTAGCATTAAGTCTTGATCCTGCACTTAGTGAGAAGTTACCGGTAAATGTTCCTACATTAGTATTTGCACCAGTTGTAAATGTTACATTATTACCACCAACAAATCCAGCGTTAGCTGTATTTAAGTTGCCTACGTTTGCATTACCGGATACACTTAAACTTGCTAATGTACCTGTACTTGTTATATTTGGTTGTGCATTAGTTGTTACCGTACCTGCTGTTGTTGCAGAACCAGCACTTGTTGCGTAAGTTGCATTGGCAACTGTGCCTGTTACATTTGCACCTGTAATCGCAGTTAATGCAGATCCGTTACCACTAAAATTACCAGTGAATAATGAGGCAGTAATATTACCGGTAGTAATATTACCGGTTACACTTAAATTTCCTGTAACGTTAGCACTGTCGTTCGTAATAACAACAACATTACTTGTTCCCGCTACACTGATAGATACATTACTGTTGGCGGCTACTGTTACATTACTATTTCCGTTAACAATACTTGAGCCGGCAGCTATATTGATATTACTTAATAAACCACCATCACCCAAGAATACGGCATTGCCGCCTACATTACCACCAATTGTACCTAATGATAATAGATTACCTACGTTAGCAGTACCGGTAGTAGTAATAGTATTAGATCCAAAACTTGCCAAGAACGTAGCAACATTACTGTTCCCATATGATACTGCTGCCGGAGCAAATACACCATTGCCATATAATACATTGCTTGTGCTACCATCTAAATTGATAGACGCAATATTACCTGCACCAGACACATTAGCAAGTGCTACACTATTTGCAGTTGTTGCAAATGATACCTCACCTGATACGTTTGCACCTTGTATATTACTTAAGTTGTTACCGCTACCAATAAAATAATTAGCGGTGATACTATTTGCTCCATCTAAGTTACCAGTAGTAATGTTACCACTGACTGATAAGCTAGTTAGTATGCCAACCGATGTAATGTTAGGTTGAGCATTAGTTGTTACTGTTCCTGCTGTTGCGGCATTACCTGATATATTTCCAGATATATTTGCTGTTAGTATACCTGAAATAATTACGTTTGTTGCATTGGCACTAATAGTCTGACTACCAATGTATATTGTGCTATTGGCTAGATACAAGTCATTGAATCTATTTGTATTGTTACCTAAATTATATGTTATGTCTGTGCTTGGAGTAATATTACCTGCAACAACTAAGCCTGCAAGAGTACCAGTGCTTGTGATATTTGGTTGTGCGTTTGTAGTTAATGTACCGGTTAATAA